TAGTTGGTGCGCTTGTTGAGTCAGCAATAACATCTAATGCAGCATAAGTCGTAGTGTCAGCAGGTCGAGCAAATTCTACTGATGCTTTTTTATATCGAGAAATTGGAAACGGATTGTTTACATCTACTGGAATCCAATTCCCATTAATGTCTATAAATTGTTGAAGTGCCATTGTATTTTAAGTTTGAATTTTAAGAAGGTATTTGACAACGATTATTTTCGTAAGGTTGATAAATTTTAAGGTTGAACATCACGCCACAAACTTGGTCAGGGCTCTCATCCTGAATCCTCGTTTTGTTGATGTTTCTATTTATTTGAAACTCGTTTGAATTAAGTGAAAGTGCAGCAACCATATCATTGGAAATACTAATCATGTCAGAAAGGGCATCTTCTTCGTTTGATTTGTCAGCATTCATTTTATCAAGAAACCAAAATTGATAATTCAATGTTTCCTTTTGTACTTCCAAAACTGAATCAACAAGGTCAAAACAAAAGACAGGATAACGAATATCCCCTAATGCCATTCTATCAGGCAAATTGCCAAAAAAAACAGTTTCAATCATTGCGTTTTGGCTTGCTATTGCTTTGATTTGGTTGTTGATTTGTACGAGTGTCATTTGCTTTTTTTATGCTTTCAAAATATGCTTTCAGCTTTTCTTCGGTTTTGGTTCTGATTTTCTTATTCGTTTCTGCCATAGAAAATTCCATTTTTGCCGTTATATCTAATTCTTGCAGGTATTTCTTCTTGTTCCAAGTCGCCACCTAAATAGATTGATGTAGTATAACCACTACGTTCTGCTTTCACCGAATCAATGCGCAATTGTTGGTTATTGTACTCAGGAAACAATGTGCGATTCTGCATCAAATACTTAACCAAGCAATCCTTGTAATGCTCTGCATATCGTTTGTGCTTGTTTTCTATTGCAATGATTTCATCCGTTGAAAGTCCCTGAGCATTGTTATCAGTTTTGCGAACTACGCCTTTGCTGTAGAATTGGTAAACGATTTCTGCACTCAACTCTTGCATTACAAACCAAACCAAAGCATCAGTTATATAGCTGTCGATTAGTATTGTTTCGTTAGTGTTTAAGTTGTCATCATCAATTCCAACTAAAAGCCTATCGAACAAATCCGAACCGCATGCAGGTCGAATGTGCATATCTTGGCAAACCTTGATGATAGGCAATACTAACTTCTCATCAACAGTAGCATGAAGCCCTGTTCTTTCCTTTATTGATGCGACCGATATTAATAGTGTGTTACTTGCCATTTTTTGAAGGTTTTTTAATTACCAAACGAGAACCCCATGTGTGCCGGCAATGGTATTCAATCTCTCCGTCGTTATTCCAAAATCCACCCTGTCTATCAAACACTGAATAGCCTAATCGCGCCGATATGCTTTCAATATCGGTTCTACTGAATAGCTTATCCATGGACATCATCTTTACACAAAAATCACGACTTGGATGTGATGGTGTATTTCTTTCACTTGCAGGGATTTCACTTCGCCAATCATAACCATACATCACACGAAATGAAGTAGTCTTAGGTTTTGTATCTATTGTTTCAGATAGTGGTTGAGCGAGTGTTGTTGTTGCTACGCCGCTTGCATTTGTTTCACGAATAATTACGCCATCATCAATCAATGATGCAATTATATCATCAGCTTCGTTTTGGTCTAATTTCAGCAGTTTAGCAACATCTTCATTTGTTGCTGTTGGGTTTTTAGAATACAGCCCTAAAATATCTTTTTGCGCTTTGGTATATTCTTCTGCAAATTCAATGCGTCCAAGTTCTTCCTCGACTTCATCCGCAAATATTCCTTTCGCCTTGATGATATGGTAATCAGAAGCGTTTTCTCCAAATTTAGAAAATATTGCAATAACGTCATCTTCGCTAAAATTAGATTGAACAGTCAGTAAAGTGTTGGCTTCTTCTTCACTTAAACCATAACCTGACTTCAGCAACATCTTCGCACTTTCTAATGTCATTTTCCCTTGTGATACCTTCCTGACAATTCTATCAATGTTTTGATGCTGCCTGCCTGTCAAGTTCTTGATGTTATCATTTGCAAGATTGGTAGGTGTTGGATTGTTTGTATCGGCAGGAATTGGATATTTAGTAGCATCAATTCCTAACTTCTCGTAAAGAAATGCCTTTGGAAGTAGTGGTATAATTTGAGCGTTCAAATAATCAATTCCTAATGGAGCAACAGGAATAATATTTATCTTTTCAGTCGCGCCGTTGATTTGAGCAAGTGAGTTAAATACTTCCTCGATTTGCATTTGTTTTTCATTTGCATAGGTATTTTTAAAGATTTCGTAAGCGTCTTGCATTTCACTTCTTCCACCTAATTGCCCTTCGGTTTTGATTCCAAAAAGAATAGGAGATGTGATTCTATGACCTGCAAAGATTTCTTGTTGGATTAAGTTGTTTACAGCTGTAAAATCCTCTTTGGTTAAGTCGGATTGACCCAAGTCGTTAATGATTGTTGCTTGGTCTTTGTTTTTGACAAATTCAATTACAACCTTATTCCCTTCTGTACCTGTAAACTTCTCTTTGAATTTTCTTGAGATTGTTTTCTTACCATCTTCTGTTGGTGGTTCGCCATTTACAAACGTGACTTGCTTTGAAGAAGAAAATCCTGTCTTTGCGTTTCCTAAAACATGCTTACTAACTGCAACATCTGAATCAATGTAGTTTAGTGCTGCGATGTATTCGGGCAATGAATAGGCATTGGCATTTGGTCTGTAATTGCGAATGTAAAGTATCTGAGTTCCTTTCGGGTTTTTAATGTCAAAAGCTGCAAAAACTTTTGCTTGCTCTCTACTCATACTCCAATCCTCTTTGTAGAAGAACTGAGTATTGTCTTTATTGGTTCTTAGTTTGCAATAGTCAATATGATAGATTGATGCAATCTTACCACCAATTGCACCCCAATTGATTTGTAAATAGTAGCCATTATATAACTCATAATCAAGCGCACACTTACGGGTAATTTGTGCAAGAGACTCAGTTGGATTTACTTTTTTGATAAAACTTTCAGCGATTGCATCAGGATTTTCTCCTTCTACTTTCCAACCATTGCCACAAATGTAACCTGTTTTCCCTGTGATAATCGCTCCATGTTTTGGCGATTTGTTGAACAAATCAAGCAAGTAGGTAGGGTATTGATTATCCGTTCCAAAATCTACCCATCCACCACGAGCAGAAGTAAATACCGGCTGTGGAGCTTCGGCAAATGTGACAAAATAAGCGTTATCAGTTAAAGTATGTTCGGTCATTAGTCGCGTTGTTTGAATATTGATGTGCTTTCTCTTTGGGTGAATAATGGGCTATCTTCTAAGACGTGAATAAAGCAATAGCCTGTTTCTACATTTTGAATATCGCCGTCTGTGTTTTGCGCTTCGATTCGATATGTAAACTCGTAATCACCTTTTCGAGTTAATTCATCAAATGTGTAATCTTCATTAGTAATCGTGAATTTGTTAAATCTATCCTTGTAAGCGCTATCATCATTACCGCCTAAAACATATTGATATAACTCTTCATTATTACGTTTCAAATAGATGTAATAAAAGACATTACCTGTAAGGGTAAGTCTTTCTTTCCCTGTGAAGTAGATAGTATTATTAATGCCTTTTGTAAGATGAATCACAATGAAATACCAAGGGCAAAAAAAAGGGCAAAAAATAAACTCCGAACTTGTCGGAGTTTAGATATAAGAGAGAAAAGAAATGACTAAGATAGCGTGAGCGAAGCCGTTACTTCATAGGCTTCATGTGCTTCCATTGCTTGGAACTTCAAAGAGTAACCATTTTTGTCACCCATTGCCGTTCCTGTTGCAGCAGTACCGCCAACTCTATCACAACCATTTTCATAACCCATAAGCCAATACTGACCATTCCTATCAAGAACAACAATGAATAAACGATTTTGAGCGATTAGCGCAATCTCGTTCCTTAATGTTGTTGACAATTTCGGAATGAACATATCCAATTCTTGAGTTACGAATTGTGTGCCGTTGGCTATGTTATCGGTGTATGTTTGCGTGAAAGATGCCGTTTCGCGGATTTGCTCGTACTTAAACCAATGTTTAGTAGATGCCAATGTAATTGCAGTAACTACATTTCCCGTCATTGTGAAAGTAGCATTTGCCTTTTCAATCAAGTAGACTTCCTTAACTCCACCTATCGAATCCTTACAAGGTAACGAATAGGCTGATGTTAGTGCGCATGACATTATTTTTTCAATTTAGTAAGTTATAAATAGTGGGCTACTTTACGAAGTAGCCCACGTTAAGATTAAGCTAATGTACCTGCAACCATTTGGAAGCGTGTTACCTCATCAGGGAAAGCGACATTTACGCCAACTTTAAATGATGCTGTAAAACGATGCTCCATCGCTTCGGTTGCGTAGAAAAAATCAAATTTATCTTCTTCATCCATCATGTCAACAGCCAAAGCCATGTTTGACAAACGAAGCGCGAAGATTTCATTCGTATCATTCAATCCTTGAACCGCTTGAAGCGTTACGTTAGTACCGTGTAACTTCATGGTATCAAGAACGCCTCCTGTCGGAATGAAGTGGAAAAGGTTCGCAGTAGTCAAAGCATAAATGTACTTGCGCATTACATCCATACCTACGAAGATTGTCAAAT